ATAATTTTATTGATTTTGCTGGTGTAGACTTTTTTATTCATGATGTTATCTTAACCGGTTCGTTGGCTAATTACAACTGGTCTGAATATTCTGATGTTGATTTACATATTTTAGTTGATATGGATGAACTAAATGAAGGTGATAAAACCAATTCATCAATACTAAATGATATTGTAAAAGAGTTTTTTGACTCTAAGAAAGGTTTGTGGAACGAACAAAACGATATAAAAATAAAGGGATTTGATGTTGAAATATATGTACAGGACATTGATGAGGAACACTCATCTACTGGTGTTTATTCAATATTAAATAACGAATGGATTGTAGAACCTTCACTAAAAAAGGAAAACATAGATACTAATCAAATTTTAAATAAAGGGGAATACTTTGCAAAAAAAATCGATACATTAATTAACGATTTTAACTTGGGGGAAGACGTAACTAAGCAAATATTAGACTTAAGAGATAAACTTAAAAAGTTTAGAAAGAGTGGTTTAACAAGTGGTGGGGAGTATTCATATGAAAATTTAACATTCAAGTTATTAAGAAGAAATGGTTACATTGAGAAATTGATGGACTTAAAAAAGGATGTCTCTAACAAAAAATTATCCCTCTCATAATTGCTAACTGTATTTTTTTCCTTTTATTTAATATTTATTGATTAAGAATAAGCTTATTTTAATATTAATACAATGGGAGATTTAAAACCTGTAGGTAGTGAAAAGCTGCAAGGAGACGATAAGATCAAAAGAATCCTTGAATTGGCTTACTACAATCAAAAATCATCTAATCCAAATCAGAGTAAAACTGCTGAATTGGTAAAAGAAAGTTCTAACGGCGTTTATGGCATTGTTAGAGAAAAAGATGGTTATTATGTAAAAAAGGGTCTAAACGAACAAACACTAGATTATATTGGTGGTTTGTTTATGAAAAATAAAAATAGATTCACATCTTATGCTGAAGCGTTAAAAAGACTTGAGTTATTAAAATCTCAAGAATTAAACGAAGAAGTAACGAAGTATGTTTTAAAAGCAAACAAACCTAAGGAAGAGGGTGCGTTTCCACAAGACGCTGTTAATGATATGCCACCGGCATTACCTCCATCTGATGGGCCAGAACCGAGTGCTGAGCCAGCACCTGAAATGCCATCTGATGAACCAGCGGCGCCAGAAGCTGATCCAGCAATGTCTCCTGAGGAAGGTAAGAGATCTGATTATATGGCTGAAATACAAAAATTTGCAGGTAAGCTTGGTCAAGAATTAAGAGACCAACAACCAAAAATGGAAAGTGACGATATTAAGTATGTTTTAAACATGGTTATATCAGCCGTTGATCTTGACAAATTGGAAGACGACGATATTGAAGAAATTGGTAAAAAGTTTGCAAGAGATGAAGAAACTGAGGCTGAGCCAACACCGAGTGAAGAGCCAGCTCCTGAAGAAGAACCAGCACCAGAAGAAGAGGCTGCGCCAGAAGATGATTTAGCTGAAAGAATTTCTAAATTAGAAGAATTAATTAATTCTAAAATTGGTGGTGAGGAAGAAGAACAAGAAGAACAAGATTTAGGCGAATTCATAGTAGTTGACAATGAAGAAGAGGAAGAAGAAAACGGTGAATTTAAAGCACCTAGCGCTGTTGAAGCTCTTGAAATGGACATTACCCCAGAATTAAACGAAATAAACGAAAGCATTAATACAACATTAAGCAAATACTTTGAATAATGTATCTACTCTATATCAATGAACTGGGTCAAGATTATAAAGGCCAGAGACAATACGAATTTATCTTTGGTAATAATCCAGACACATTGGTTGAAGAGTGGTTTATAATCCCGTCTGCAGGTAGAGCGATACCACCGGAAATTGATAGTATAGATCTAGTTGGGTTATTAAAAAATTCTGATTTAAAACTTGAACTAGTGCAAAATTCTGACTATTTTGGTGTAATCGACGCTGTTGATGGGATTGTTGCTTTAGGGTGGGAAGCTTTTGATATGGACGCAGAAGAGAGACCAATAAGACTCTCTTTTCATTTTGCAGAAGAATTAGAAAGTGTTACTGCTAAATTAGCAACAAAGGGGCTTAGATTAATTAACGAAGAAATAAATTTTAAATTAAAATGAATAGAGCTCAATTAATAGAAAAATTAATGTCTGAAGGATTTTCAGAAAAAACATTAGTTAAATTCAATGATAATCAATTAGAAAAGTTTGCTAATAAAGTTTTGAAAGAAGCTCAAACAATTACAACAACAAAAACTGTATATAACAGTAAAGATCCAAAAGATGTTGCTACATTGAATAGTGTGTTAAAAGATCCAAAAGTTGATAAAGCAAGTATTGAAGTTAAGGAAGATGAGGTTATACCAGTTTCAAAATTAAAAGCAAAAGCAAAGAAAAAGGCTATTCAAAAAAAACTTAATTTAAAAAATTTAAATGAGTTTGTTGAAAATGCTGTTGATTCGACTTATCATAGTTTAGTAACTAAACGTGATATGGTTTCATTAATTAAAGAAAAATTAAATGAATCTGATGTTGAATTGTCTGAAAAACGGGCGCCAAGAATTCCTGAATTTATGAGTTTTGATAGCATTGTTAGTGCAGGCGAAAAGGAAGCACCAGAAAAAGATGCGCCAGGAATTGATGCGCCACCAAAAGAAACACCAGATGTGGACAAACCTGAAAGAGATCCTAGAAGAAATCCTTTTAGAAATCCTGACGAAGAACCGGTTGTTGAGCCAAGACCAAAAGCAAAAATTAAAAAATTGGATTCAATGCCAATGGCTGCAGAATAATTAAACTATGAAAATCACAAAAAAAGAGTTATTATTAAGATTGAAAGAAAATCTTAATGAAATGCCAATAACCTTTGATTCGGCCGATAGACCACATCCGGATGTTGAACGCGATTTAGCAAACAGACAACATTCATTTAAAAAAGTAAATTTCCCTAAAGACGTTGAGGCGCCACATTCAAATTTCGAAGAACTGTTGGCGTCAAAAAGATATCGTCAGATTGTAGATAATGTTAGGAGATATACAGGTCTACCACCACTTTCACCAAATAGTGTGGGCACTTTGTTACAAACTATGATGCAGCTTCAGTCAAGAATGTCTGGAATTGAAAGAGCACACAAAAGAGAATTAGAAGCACTTGCAATTGAATTGGTTATGAAAGAGCTTGGTGTTCAAGAAGGTGATATTGTTTATGAAGCTAGTATTGAAATGCCGGATTCTGAGGGATTTGAAGAAAAGGGCCCAAGTCAAATGGAACCAGAGGAAGTTGAACTAGAAAAGGAGATGCATGATGAATTGGAGGATATTACTTTAGAAAGAGCTAAAAGAAGAATGGTTAATGCAATGATGGCCGGCGCATCTTCAAAAGGTCATTATATGTACAACTATGCAAACGAAAAATTAGTAGAAATTACTGGTGAACGTAATATCGCCGCAATGTATGGTACTATTATGTCTAGTGCCGATGCTATGTTATGGCAAATGGGAAATATGAATCTTGGATTAAGTGGAGGTGGTGGAACACCAATGGCTGGCGGTAAAGAAAAAGTATTCCCTAACGAAACACCACCAAGAGTAGTTGCAACAGCTATCAACTTTCCAATTCTAGTACATGAATTGATGAAAGGAACCTATGAGGTTATTGGCGCGCTACACGGTCAACCAAAAGATAGAGACATAGCTGCTAAAGTTATGGAACTTGAAGACACATTACAAAAAGAAATTTGGGATTTAAGATTAGGCCCAGCAATATGGGATAGAATTAAAGAATCTTTTCCTGAAGAAGTTATAACAGATGAGGATAAAGTTGGTATGCAATTGATTTTATTTCAAAAAATTGTTGCAAAACCAGCCAAAGAATTTTTAGTCTTCCTAAAAGAAGTTTTATCTGGATCTGAAAGTGGAAAAAGATTAATGGGATTACTTTATCAGATGATAAATGGCGAGATCAATGATTATGATTATAGAATGTCTATGAAACAATTTGATGATGAATTGAATAACGTTTCAGACGGTATTGACGATGATGATTTACGAGACCTTTTAGGGGGTCTAGGTATAGATCTATCAAATAACTAAAAGCTAATAAAGCATTAAAGTGGTCAAATTCGACCACTTTTTTCATATTTATATATATGAACAACAAAATAGAACAATTAAAAGAATATGCACGTATAATGAAGGATACACCTTACGCACTTAAAACGTACCTTCAGACATATGACAACACACAAAAAAAATTCGTGCCACTAGAGTTGTTTCCAGATCAAATACAATTGTTAAACGATTACGAAAGATTCAATGAAAATATCACAAGAAAATATAGACAAGCTGGTGTATCTACTGTTACTGCTGCTTGGATTTCTAAAAAA